ACTGTAACAGCACCGGGGCCACCGACCTCTGGATTACCCGAGTTATACTTGACGTTAGGCATATTGAAAATGTAATCATTCCCAGCAGCATCGGTCAAAGTAAACGTTATCGCTGATGAAGTTTCGTTGATAAACTTGTCAATCAGGGCGGTATCCTCAAAATACGCTGTAATCGACCCCGTAACCGTAGATTTAGCTAACGGCGGCTGTAAAGTAGTTGAGTCTCCAACCACGTATTGAGCCTCCATGCCGTTTTCAATATTTAACTCAAGAGCCGTAACAACCGCTATAGATGAACCGCCTTCAGTAATGGCTCCAGTAAAGCTATCAAAGGGGTCGGTAGTTGTTGCCGCTGGATAAGTGGCGCCAGCAATCGCTGATGCTGCTGTGGTCAAATCTTTACCGATAACTGAGAATGAACCCGTAACCATTGAATTAGGAGCGATTGACAAGCTCATACTATTAAATGAGCAACCTGTTGATCGAATATACTTGTCTATATCTTCATGATGACGTTCGATAGTGAATGATCGAGAAGTAGTTCCTGTTACGATAGTTTCAGGATCTCCATCGGAAGTCCAAGTTCCGCACATTACTGCCTCGATCAAGTCGTCGAATGATCCATAGGAAAGCTCAAAGTTAATGTCGCCACTAACAGATTTGTTGCCGTGTCGGTAGTGAGCAATCTGTCGATCTTCTCGCAATTCTTCAGATTCAATCGCGTCTTTAGACAATCCCAAAGTCGTTCCGGTGTGGCGAATGGCTTTAAAGGCCGGTGTGCTAGGAGTTGTACCAAAAGTCGACTCTAATATGTAGCCCATATCATGCCGAGCGCCTGTTGCAATAGTCATAGTTTTACCTCGGGGCTACGTGAGCCGAATAGTTTATTGAGACTGAGATGACAAATCTGTCATCAACTGTTAATCCCTGATTACGGGACGTATCGCCTAAACGAACCGTTACGCCATTATAAGAGAGATCGGTGCCTCTCTTAAAGTGGTCTGCAACAGAATCCGCTTTTGTTTCTGCTTCATTCCTTCCTTTCCCTGCCTGCGCGTAAACGTCAACTTGGTATACACCAGTGTGCTCGTCTAGGCCAGCAGCCCCTAGCCCGACTTGGGCAGATGAGACCGGCAGCAGAGACGGCCTCAAATATAAAGTTCCTTTAGTTGGCTTAAAGATAGTGTTAGGCCAAGCAACTGGAGAGCTGCCGCTCAAAGTGTTTAGCCTAGCATCTAAGGCCGCGCTAACGTCTGAGAATGTAGTGCTCATAAATTCTTACCAATTAAAGCAAATGTTTCTCTATCCCTTCTCATTGCCACTGCCATTCTTTCTACGCTTATCCTGCTCATGCCTTTGGGCGCTTGTGTGGAGAACCCGTTAATAGTCTTTCCTGTTGGGTTCTTTGGAGGATTGGGATATAAACCAAACTCCACTACCGGCGCATAAGGCAAATTGTTAGAAAACACTATAGTCTCATCGCCCTTGACTGGCTTTATCTTTTTTCTTGCCTCAGTCATCGCCCTTTCGCCACTTGGGTCTTCGCTGAGTAGGCTTCTGCCGTTCCTAGTGTTTATTCCTGTTCGCCAGTTATTTCTCAAAGTACCCTTGTCTACTGGCGTTTGGGCGATAACATTCTTTATTAACTCAAGCGCAACGCCTCTCTTGGCCGCAACCACATCCTTTCCGGTATCTTCTGCCCACTTCTTAACGTCTAATTTGAAGCTCATAGAGCACATCCGTATCAGAGGGGGCAATAGTTACAACATCCATAACCCTATAATTTTCTGAGTCGAACAGAATGTTATCGTCTATTTCAGGTGCTCCGTTGCCAGCCTGAAAATACATCCTAGCGTCGTCTCTCTGTACCATTTCGCCATCTATCTCAGACTTGCTGTAGTTCAGACGTACAGCCTTGCCCACAATAGTGGTTGTACTGCCTCCAGCATAAGATCCAGTTGTAGGATCAAAACTAGCGTCAGTCGTTCTGGTTGCAGTGGCATCTTCGCCAAACTTTGTCAAGATGCTAGTCGCAGTCGATTGTGTGGCTGCGTAGTTAAAACTCATGATCTCGACACCGCATTGACTGACTTGGTAATCTTCCGTAGCGCCGACGTAACGGCTGGGGTTTCCTTCCGCATACTGGCGTTATTCTTGTAAGTGACCGTTATATCACCTATTTTTTCTTGGGTTGTCTGTCTTTCTCGCGCAGATAACGCGAAATTGCCATCAGCAACCGTCCGAGTAATTTCATAAAGCGCGTTTTTAACTTGCTTTGGTATCTCATCAGAATCAACCGAATAGCTGTCTATATATACTTCTGTTCTTGGCCACTGTAGTTCCTGCTCGTCAGTAGCTTTTCGGCCTATGAAGCTCAAAGCCTCAAAGTAATCCATAGCAGTAAGGATAAATTCTTCAATGTGGCTGTCGCTGTGAGTGTGAGAAATTCCACGAGCTGTCGCCCACGTATCCCAATCGTCAGCAGTGATATAGCTATTAGCGTTTGCTACACCCGATCCATCTTCGATTATCAGAGCCATTACTTATCCTTGAGTAAGAATCTTGGGGGCCGAAGCCCCCAGTCATCTATAGCTTTGACTATGATTAGCCGAGCAGAGTTGCAATGAAGTCAGGCTTCCAAGCCTTAACACCCCATGCTACGCCTACTTCAATCATAGACTTACGATATCCACGGTAAACGCGAACCTCGAATACCAAGCCACTGTGCTGGTCTTGAACGATCAAAGAATCGTCGGCAGCATCGCCGCCTTCAGGTACAGCCGGTGCTCGGATAGCGAGTTCCATCGCTCTACGGTGCATAGCAATGTTGGCAGTATAGTTATTGCCAATAGTCATTTCTACGCCAGTGGCTAACGCAGCCTGTAAACCGGGAGAACCGATTACAGCGTTGCCAGTAGCAGCAGTAAAGCCAGTGTTTACGACATACAGATTGCTGTCTCCTGCGAACGTGACAACATCACCAGCAAGCAAGCTACCGCCGTCTCCACCGTCGAGGGCAATAGTCGTTTCGCCAGCAGCTTCGCCACCGTTTGCGTCTAATCCGGTAGCCGTACCTTTGGTGTGGCTCTGGATTTGAGCAGACTCTCGAATACCCATGCCGAACAGGTCAAGCAAGATGCCCTGACGTAAAAGGGTGTCATTGCCAGACTTGTTGACTTCCTGCAACGCAGCGAGCTTTCGCAAAGCTGCACCGGCAGATGAGTCCATAATCAAAGAGACTTGATCTTGCTCCGCTGGCATTCCGTTATCAACCAAGATCTTTCTCACCTCAGCGATAGCGTGGTTGTTGTTAGCAAATGGCGTGGTTCCAGCCGTTCCGTGAGCGCGTGATGCGTTAGTGTATGCTTCAACAGCAAGATCCGCTTCTACTTCGTTGCACAGAGTTCGCATTGCTTGAGCAATTTGATCGCCGTATACAGTCTCGAAGCCAATACCGTTGTTCAAGTGGCGTACATCTTCCCCAGTGTAAGGGATTTGGACGGCTCTTGATTTGGTGATCGAAAGGGTCTTGTTGTCAACAGTCTGATCCGTCCCTTGAGGGATGGTCATAGACTCAGTTACATCAACTGCTGTCGCAGCTCGCGTGAAGGATGCTCGAACAGTATCGCCCTTGGCGACTCGCTCCGATCCGTTTGCGTTGATGGTTGAAGCAGGGATAAAGCCGACAAGCTCCCGCCCTACTACGTCAGCCGCTTTGAAAATATCTGCGGCAAGGTTAGTCAATACGTTAGCCATTGTTGGCCTCCTTATTCATCGTATAGTTTGCCGCCCGAACGCATAAACTCCGACTGTTCTGTCGGACGTAATGCCTCAAAATCGGCTCGTAACATCTCTTTGGATCGCGCTTCGGCTCCACCTTGCGCTCGAACGGCCCCGCCGCCATTTGCTTGACTGCCATCAACCAAAAACGGAAAGTTTTGCTTGATAGAGTTAGTCAGATCTTCGAGGGAGGAAACGGTTAATTGGCCCGTCTCATCAGCGACTCGAATCTCATTGTCAACAAGTGTTAGCCTCTGGCTAATCTGTTGTTGTAATAGTTTTGCCCGACTTGTGTCTTTTGTCAATACTGACGCTAACTTAGAAGCCTCTGTATCAATTTTTGACCGTGATATGTCGGCGTTCATTTTCTCGATCGTTCTACGCAAAGAATCGGATTCCTGCTTTTGCGACTCGAAAAGCTGCTTGTAGTCGTTCTCTGCTCTCGCTTTCTCCTCGGCCTCGCTCTTAGCTCTGGCCTTGGCCGCTTCCCTTTCTTCTTGAGCCTTTCGTTTTTCAGCAATTAACTCGTCGTTTTTGGCCTTTAACCCCGATACCTCTTGTTCTAGTCTTGCTTGCAGCTCTTGTTCGATCTGCTCGGCAATCTTCCCTTTAACCTCATCATCTAGTTCAATGTCTTTTAACGCTTCCATTTTTGCTCACCTCTAGTTTGCAATTTACGGCTCTGCCGTTTAAATGCCTAAGTCCTCAAAGACTATAGGCTCCAGCTTCCTAAGTTGGTCGAGTGTCAACGTTGCCCCTTGTGCATCCACAAAGCGCCCTATTGATATTCGCCCCTCTCGGAACAGTTTAGCTCTCGTTACCCCTAGCACTTCCGTTTGAAACGCCCTAGATTGCCTTCTGAGCCACGTTTCGTATGGGGTGCTGCTACTTACCTGTTTAACCCCAGCATCGCTTACGGCTGGCCTACGTGCGTCTATGTCGAGACCCAAATCGAACTCATCTTTAAGTATTGGAGCGATGGTGCTTCGGCAGTTGAAGTGCGCGGGCGGTTTTGGGCTGTCGTTGCTCTCTTTGAATACTTGTTGATCCCTGCTTGCACAAATCAAAGAGGTGCGGCTATCTAGCGT